TACAGGGGCACGTTTGACCGTGTCCGAGTACTGGTAATAATTTAGCCGTGATTTCGGCCGCACACCTCTTATGGGATTTAAAGGCACCCAGGTGAGCTAACGTTGTACGGACGGGGTGGTTACGTTAATTCACCCTGCCGGCTGTTGTTTTCCCAACAACTAACAGCTTCATTGTTGGGGAGCATGTTACACCACTGAGCGTGCTCAATCTCAGCAGCGAAATCCCATCCGGGGATCTCTCGGGGTTCTCAAACGGGGGAACCTCCCCGATCCATCTTACAGGCTGTGAGTCACATACGCAGGATAGATCCAGCCTACATACGGGGTTCTCTCGCGGGGGAACCTTCCCGATCCATCTTACAGGCTGTGAGTTCCATAAGTAGGATGGATCCAGCCTACTTACGTTTTAGTCGATAAATAAAGAAAACAATATCGACATATATCCTTTCAGAAAATCTTACTAGGACAATAAAGGGTATAATGTGTCATAGATGTTATTATCACATAATCACTAGTGACTAGTCTAATTCTCCATACTTGCATTTTTGTGTATGGTTCTTCACAATGTTCTCTATATCACATCTAGACTATACCATTATAGCAGGACAATTCTGAATGATATTCTATAATTCAGCTCCGGTTGCCGGTCCTTGGGGTGGTGGTTCTAATGGTACTGTGTTCGTCTGAAGATCTGCGGGTACAAACTCGATGACCCAAGTTACTACGACATTTAGTACTTGTGTTAGGGGTGCAGCTCCAGTTACTCCAATGAAACCCCATCTTTCTAAATCCAGTTCGTTGCTATCACCCACAGGACTGAAAGCCCAAGTAGTAAAGCCAGCAGGCGGTATGATCATTCTCTGGTTCTTAGCTTACTTAAAGTTACAAGACTTAAAAATAGACATCCCTTCTAACGCCCCTTCGTTGATGGTCGAATTCGGTTACTCAAAATGGTTCCTATCTATCGATCCTGAACCTTCTGTGGCTTAAGCGGCCATGACATATGTCCCTTGATTCAACATATCAGAGTTAACAGGCTAACAGTCTATGCTCAAACCTAGGAACCTCATCCGTCCAATTTCATTCCAGTTTATGTTTGGAGCTACGTAAGTCTTTCTCTCCTTAGGTACTGCCCCGGTGACAGGATCCCACATGTCTCCCATAGTGACCCACCTAGCGCTAAAGTTCGTACTAGTTGCAGACGTATATAAATAGCCTGACCCTTAAACTCCCGTCTTCAATGCTATCTTCTAGGTTTTCAGAGCCATCCTAGTAAAATTATTCCCTATAGGAAATCTATCTACGTATCTACAATCTGGGGCCAACACTGCCCAAATCGACTTGCAGTTTACGGTATCTATACTGTTTGTCGTCGGTATATCTATATAGGTAGATTCAGTATAGTTATTTTCTTAACCCGTCTATTCTCGGGCGGGTAAATTCACGTTCTTTTATTGGTTGTCTTTCTTCCTATACTTCGTCCACAGTGATTTTACCGCATCAATAATAGTTGGACCGTATTTCATAGCCATCGAACCCGCCATACTTAAAGCACTCCCTAAGTCGTCGGCCAGGATCATGGTAGCTATATACTTCTAATCAGCAAGCTTCAAATCATACCAATTCATCCCCAAGTGGTCTTTCATCATCTAGTTCAAGCATTTTATACCCACTCCTTACAACACTAAGTTTATTGGCTGAGGCTTAAACTCAAATCGATGACCATCTTTATAATCTTATAATATTGCTTTCGGGTTATTGATCTTCATCTTATCTTATTGAGCGGAAAGTTTCTTGAGAGTCTAATGCATTACCGATATCTACCTCTACATTTAATTCCATTATTATTTGTTTTATTACTAGAAACCTTGTGATCCAGATTATCTGAGATTTTGTATTAATTGCTAGTGTTTATTAACATATTTAGGTTTGTTATCCTTTTTAGTTCCTTGGGATTATTCCATAGTTATATTTCTGCATTTATTGAATGTAATTGTAATGATAATAAGTAAGTTGGGCTACTACTTTCGCCGAACCAAGAGCTTCCTCTTGATTCTGGATTGAGGACAACTGTATTCAACAGTTGATTCGCACCAGAATAGAACAATTATGTATCCATAAATAATTAGTCTTGTTCATAATCCGTAAATACCACTTCTGGGTACGCCGAATATTTTTTCTTCTATATTTTTCTACTTACAATATTAATAAATACCTACTATATCCTTCCTTCTATAATTAGCGTGAAACTTCCCTTTGAAACTTAGGAACCCTTCTGTCTATGGTAAATT